TAACTGAAGAAGTTGTTAAAGAAGCAAAAAAGGTTACTAAGAAGAAATAATGTTTACGGGTACATTACTTCCGTACCAAGTCGAAGCCGTAAGTCGTATGTGCGAGCAAAGAAAAATGCTTGTTGCATACGACTTAGGGCTAGGCAAAACGGTATTGACCATTGCCGCAATTGAGCAGTTAATGGATAGCTCTGAGATTCAAGAGCCTGGAATTGTTGTATGCCTTTCTAGTTTAAAATACCAGTGGTCTAGTTCTATAACTAAATTCACTGACGATACATCTAAGCCGCTAGTTATTGACGGTACTAAAGCTCAACGGGAAAAACAATACGCTGAAGCTATGGACTGGGTTAACTCTGGGGTGGATTACATCATTATGAATTACGAACAAGTAGTTAATGACTGGGATGTGGTTAGTAAACTACCTCGCGGGTTTGTTGTTTTAGACGAAGCTACTGCCATTAAATCTTTTAAGTCTAAACGCTCCAAACATGTAAAGCGTTTAGCGTCTTGCGATTTTAAGTTTGCTCTTACAGGAACTCCTATTGAAAATGGTAAGCCTGAAGAGCTGTATTCCATCATGCAGTTTGTTGATAAGGAAGTGTTAGGACGTTTTGATATTTTTGACTCAGCATTTATCGTCCGTAATACATGGGGCGGTGTTGATAGATATAGAAACTTACCTACGCTACATACAAAAATGAAAGAAGCTTCTGTAAGGAAGTCACAAAAAGACCCAGACGTAGCTCCGTACCTACCCGCGTCAATTCATAAAGACCCCCTGTTAATTCAATTTGACCGTAAATCTGCGTCTTTGTACAAAAAAATTGTGGCTGATTTGTTGTATGACTTAGATAACGCACAGACCTTGTTCGGTGGGTCATTTAATATCATGGCTCACTATGGCTTTCAAAGCCAACAAGGTAGCCAAGCTGATGAACTACGCGGTGCTATTATGTCCAAGGTAGGGGCGCTTAAGATGCTTTGCTCCCACCCCGACTTAATTCGCATTAGCGCTGAAAAATTTATTGGCCCAACTGGTGATGGTTCTCAGTACGCATACGACCTTATGGATGGTGGACACATGGACGGTGTCACTAAAAGTAATAAACTGGACTCGCTTATTGAGTACGTTAAAGATTTTTTAGACCAACGACCTGATAATAAAGTAGTTATATTTGCTACGTATGTAGAGATGACAAACATGATTCAAGAGAAACTTGGAGCAGACATCTGTCGCACATACACAGGAAAGTTAGATGCAAAAAGCAAAGAAGATAACAAGGTTGCTTTTAACACTGACCCTAGTATTCGTGTGCTTATTAGTTCTGATGCTGGCGGGTACGGCGTGGATTTGCCTGCAGCTAATCTACTCATTAACTACGACATGCCATGGTCTTCTGGCCTCGCTACTCAACGCAATGGCCGCATTAAACGTGCGTCTTCTACGTGGGAAACTATAGTCATTCAAGACTTTTTAATAGCGGGTTCTATTGAGGTTCGCCAGCACGATGCACTTCAACAAAAAAACTCAGTAGCCAATGCTGTTATGGATGGGGAAGGTATTGACTCTAAAGGTGGAGTAGATTTAACCCTTGGAACTTTAAGAAATTTTATTTTAAATACTTCTGTGTAGTACAATTTATTAACACGCCCCCTTAGCTCAGTGGCCAGAGCATCGCTCTTGTAAAGCGAGGGTCATCCGTTCGACTCGGATAGGGGGCTCCATTCCCTGCTAGCTCAATGGCAGAGCGTTCGACTGTTAATCGAAATGTTCGTGGTTCGAGTCCACGGCGGGGAGCAAGCCAAGATTATTATTCTCTCTTCGGGTAAACTTTATGTATTGCCCTTAGGAGAGAATTGGCATTGAAATTCTTTAAACTTTTTGCTGCGTTTATTTTTGCGTTTGCATTTCCATTAAGTGCTATGCCTGCACAAGCTGCTATTGACGCACCCTGCAATACGTACTCGTGGACTGGTGAAGATGACACCGCACACCAGATGGCTTTGCCATTTTCATTACCTTTGGGCGATACTACATACGATACTACGTACGTAACTACTAACGGAACTCTTACTTTTGGTACGCCTGATGCTAACTTTAGTTCATACCCTCAAACCCCATCTATATCCTTGGCTGGGTATGATTGGGTAACTTTTGGTCAAGGGGCTAGTTTAAGTTACGGCGTAAATGACACAGGTTTTTGTATCCTTTGGAAAGTTCGACCTTTTCCTCAATCCACTGGAAACCTAACTGAAATTAAACTTACCGTAGACATTTCTCGTTACCCATCTTGGTCAGGAACTGTAGAAACTACGGGTTGGCTTCCTTCAGATTTACGGCGTGGTATTAGGTTTGCTCCTAACACAGAGGTAGTAACAATCTCTGAAGCTTTTACCGTTAACGGTGGCCGCCCTGTAGAAATGCAGTCATGTTGGGATGGGTCCGTCATTCCTTTGACCTCTACATGCCCTCCAGAGCCTCCTCCAGGCCAATGCTGGGACGGGTCTACCGTAGCTTGGAACGGTGTTTGCCCTCCTGTACCACCAGACACACAGTGCTGGGATGGTTCATGGATTACTTGGAGTCAAACTTGTCCTCAGCAGCCCCCACCAATTGAGTGTTGGGATGGTACTTCAGTCAGCTGGGATGCTCAATGTCCGCCAACGCCACCAAATATTACTTGCTGGGATGGATCTGTAATTATGTGGAATTCCACATGTCCTGTAGAACCTACTCCCACCCCAACACCAGAACCAACAATAACACCCACGCCAGAGTCAACACCAAGCCCTGAACCAACGCCATCCCCAGAACCAACACCAGAGCCGTCCCCAAGCCGTTCAGAAACCGCTTCACCTACTCCAACCCCTTTACCAACCGAGACAGCTCCTGTAGAACCGACTCCAACTCCAACTTTAGCTCCTGAGCCAGAGCCTTCGACTCCAGTAGAAGTAACTCAGGAGCCAACTCCGAGTCCAACTCCTGACCCAGTTGTTCCAAATGAGAATCCATTACCTGCTCCTGCCCCTTCTACTGTAGAAGAACTATTAACTGAGTATACAGAGGATGAGGCTATACCGTTTGACGTGCTTATGGAATCTGGAATTGACTACAGTGAGTTGCCGCCAGACCAGCCAGTTACTTTGGAAAACGGTGTGGTTATTACCGCTGAAATAGCAGACGCTCTTCAGATATTTGAAAGCCCCTCAGAATTACTGGCAACAGTATTCACAGACCCAGGAAAAGCACTTAAGGCTATTTCCAACGTAGGTGCAGACTTACCTGCAGATGTACGTAAAACCGCTCAACAAGGAACGATAGCCGTTGTCATTGTTGGACAAGTCATTGTTGGTGGAGTTACCACCTCGTTAGCAAGGAGATAAAATGCGCTGGTTAAAGGACGCAATCGTTGAATCATTGAACCAGGGATACACACTCCTTGGGTTCTTTGTAGCATGGGTATTACTGGAAGGTAGCGCACGAACAATTGTGGGCTACGCTATCCTAGTAGTAACCCTTATTCATCTAGTTACTATCAGGGTTCGTGAAGATAAGGATGACGACTAGACCAATGTCCGTATTAGACAGGTATTTTGTCAGTACATCTTGGTACAATATAGACATGCCTAACGCACCTAAGACGCCAACTCGCACCCTACGGGTAGATGACGAGCTATGGCAGGCTGTCCAAGAACAGGCCCGCGTTGATGGAATCACTGTAACTAGTATAATTATTGACAGTTTGTACAAGTATCTAAAGGATGCGCGAGAACGTCAGAGCGGTGTGCTAGAGTAGGTCTCCTAATGAAAGGGGTCCACCGTGGACAAGGCCGAACTCGTTGACTACGCTCGCCAGCATGTAACTCTTAAAGAGCGCATTGCTGAATTAACTACATTGATGAACGATGTAAAGAAAAATTTAAAGACTGCTATTGAATCTTTTGGTGAAGAAAACGACCGAGGACACTTTGTAGTAGACCTTGGCAATGATGTCCCAGGTTACTCACGTGCTATGAATCAAAAGCGCGTTTCCCAGACACTTGACATGGAAGTTGCTGAAGCTCTTCTTAAAGAGCGTGGCATTTATGATGAGTGCACCACAACTGTAACTGTTCTTGATGAAGGCGCTATCATGAGCGCACTGTACAAGAACCAACTTACTGAAGAAGACATTGATGCTATGTTTGCCTCTAAGGTAACGTGGGCATTAATTGTGGAGTAGTTGTGGAAGACTTCATTGACGAATTGTTTTCTACAGTTGATGAGTACTACCCTGGTAGTAAGCGCAAGCGTAAGGAAACTAAAAAGGAAGTACGTGTCCCAGAAGTAAAAACTTGGGACGCACGACCTTTTGTAAAGACTCTACCTAACGGCAAAGATGTTGAGATGTTCACTCTTGGTGCGTTAGCTGAGGCTTTAGGTAGACCTGTTGCAACAGTCCGTGCTTGGACTGTAGTAGGGTACTTACCACCACCCCCGTATCGGCTACCAGATGTAGTTGATGTAAAGGGTGTAACAAGAAAAGGCAGACGCCTCTATAGTCGTGCTATGGTTATAGCCGCAGTAGAGATATTTGCAAAATTTGGACTACTGGACTCCATTAGGATAGAGTGGTCTGAACTCCAGGAAGTTCCGAGGGAACTTGCTGAGACGTGGAATACAATCCGCGTGACTGAAAATGAAATCATAGAAAAGGAATAAGTAAAGTGGCTGTTAACCGCACCTCAGAAACATACGCCGTAGCCGATACATTCGGTGAAGACTTTGACGTGGACGCTCGTCCAACTCAGGCAACCAAGCCAACCGCAGTAGGTTCAGGCTGGGATGATGCCGAAACATTAACTACACCTTCTGGTGATTTTCCTGTTGACTTTAAGCACAGTGAATCTATCCAGGTCATCAAGATTATTGATGGAGAAGGACCGTTTGCTACATACAAGATGCATTTCCTCCAGCAGAAGACTGAAGGTAAGCGTTCATACGTTTGCTTGAATCCGAAGAACGAGCCTGGTAAGGACTGCCCATTGTGTAGCCTCTTGAAGCACCGCGCAGAAGACAAGCGTGCTTTTACTATTAT